CCCATGTTTCTGGGCCGGTCCCAAGGTCTACCAATGCCACGCATCGCGCGACGTGTGTGCCCTTTGGTGCAAGTTTGCGTTGTGTGTTTGTTTGTTCGCTTATGGTGTTCATGTTTTTTAGTGTAGTTTGATGGGTGTGTGCATTGGGTGGTCTGACTTCTTAAAATAGCCAAGAGTGTCGCCTCTGCGCCAAGCGTTCCAAGCGCGGCAAACTTTTGAATATTGGTTGAAGCGAATTAGCTTGTTGTTGGTTTCGTGTGTGGGCGCAAAAAGCGCGTTGCGCAGCGTTAAAACTGGGTGCTTTTCTGTTAGGTTTGCGCCGGTTTTAAGCATGCCCACAAATTGCATAGCGGCTTCTTTGTCCACGTCCATGGCTTGCCACAAAAAGAAGCCAAGGGCCGGCTTGCGAAGAAATCCGCGCAGCGCGTTATCATTCACAATTTTTGCAATTTCATCCCATTTACCTGAGTTTTGGCGGTATCGGTCCAGCACTTCAGAGTTGCTTACCTTTGCGTTTATGTAACCGTTATCACCGCCGGTGGTGGCTTTCATAAATGCAATGCTTGAAGCGACCGTGCTGGCATTTTTAACGCCCGCCAACCCAAGCGCGCTTGCATTGCTTCTCGGGGTTCCAGTGTCGATTGTCGTAAAAAGGTCATCCTCTGCCGGCAAATTGTAGACCACATGAAACCGAATTGGGTGCCCGTATTTAATAACCGCATGCAAGCGGTGTTGCCCATCAAGCAAGGTGCCAAAGTTGTCAAATTTGACAGTCTCGCCATTAAGACGCCAGGCGCCTGCCTTCATCTCATTTGCAAACCTTTCAACGGTTGTATTATTTAACCGCCGGTTGCGTGTGTTGTTTTTAAGCCATTGCTTTGCCGTCTTTGGGGTCACCATAACCACGTCAACTGTTGGCTCTGTTTCTATTTTTCGTGCTGTGTTGTTCATTTGTTCACCATTCGTTTTTTGGGTAGTTTGCCAACCGCACCGCCAGCGCCTTTAGGTCGCAGCATTGCAAGATGACAAAAAGCAGTTTCATCGGAAGCATCGCCCACCACTTGCCATGATTTTCGCGGTGGCAAATCAGCGGCACTTGGCCATCTTTTGCGCCAGTGGCGGCTTGATGCTGATAGGCTCTTCGGTCAAATGTTTGGGTGCGCTTGACCTCCAAATGCAAAAAAGGCAGGTCGGCAATCGTTACGTCGGCGGCATCGTGGCCTTGGTGGTCTTGGTGGTGACCGGTGCGTTTGGCGTCAAAGCCAAATTCATGCTTGGCGATGTTGGTGACTTCGCGCTCGCCGCCTTTGCCTTTAGTGCGTGCGTTCATTATTTAAAAAAGAAGATGCCCAGCGCGCGTTGGCGTTACCTAGCGCCGAATCAGCGATGTATCCTTGCGGTGCGCGGTGGGCATTTGAATCAACGGCGGGCGTTGTGGTTGGAGCCCTCACAGGCTTCTTTGCCGTCTTCGGTTGTCGCTAGGTAGCCAGCGGCGGCGCATGCCGCCAAAAGGAAAGTAAATGCTGCAAAAATAATTAAGGAAGTCATAACAAGTGCAACCAATATGCGTTAGGTGTGCGACTACCGCAAGATAAAAATGTTGAAAATGTCAAAAAGGTGAATAAGGATGTGAACTGTGCCTAATCAACGCGCTGCCAATCGAGTGCGCAAGACTTTTGCAATCACTGATGATGTAGAGGTCATGCTTGCTGATTTGGCAAAGGCAACTCAACGGAGCCCGACGCAGGTTCTTGAAATTTTGATTGCTCAAGAGCACTCCAAGCGGAGCGGATTAGGTCAACTGCAAGATGTTCAGCCGCTTTTTCCTGAGCCGCCGCCAGCGCCTCCAGTTGCGCCCAAGCGTCGCCGGAAATCGTGATTTGCATGCTGTTAATTTGCGCAGTGGGGTGGGACAAAAACTGACCAACCATGGAAGTTGTGAATAACTTTAAAGACCACGGACCGGCATATTTAGCCAAACAACTGGCCAACGTGCGCCGGTCGGTTGATGAGTTGGAACATGCCGCCAAAAAAGCGGGCAGGGAAGGGGAGGCGGCGGTCGAAATACGCAAAGCGCACCAGCAATTGGAGCGCGTAATCATTGACATAAAAGCGGGCTGAAAATCGCCCAAGAAGTGGGCTTGAAACCGCCCAAAATTAGTAGGACTCGAACCTACAACCAATTGATTAAGAGTCAACTGCTCTACCAATTGAGCTATCGAGGCACTGACTTGACTGTGCGAAATGGGGACCAATATGGCAACGAAAATCTATCAAAAAACATGGGGCGAGCTTATCACAGTCTTCGGCTCCATCGGCAAGGAGGCAACCATTGCGCGCAAGTGCCAAGAGTTTCGCCAGGCACGGTGGAAAGCTTTGGAAGCCAAACCCATAGGCGAAACCAAGGGCATGGATTTTATCGAGCTTTTGAACGCCGGCGGCGCCATGACGGCAGTCTATCTGCACGCCCTCCAAAACATGGCCCTGGAGTGCGGTGATATTTACCGGCCCATCCTCGCAAAAAAGTGGTGGCCCAAACAAAACAAAGTAAAGAAGCGCGCCATTACTTGGGATGAACATTGTAGGTTGATTACAAACGTATCGCGCAGGTCGTGGAAATGGTATCTCACCATCCTATGGGAAACCGGCGCCGCTCAAGCAGACGCGGCAGACTTTCGGCTCGATTTTATCCAAGATGGCGTCATGACCTATAGCCGCGCCAAAAATGGCCGCCGTGCCGCAATCAAACTATCCAAGGTCATGTTGCAAGTGGTCCAAGAAGCCGCCGGCGGGCGCGCCTCTGGCTTTATCCTGCCAACCATCCAACGCGAGGGCACCAACTGCCGCGCCACCATCTTCCGCAATCTATGCCGCCGCTTGGGCATCCAGGGCGTCACACTGCATTCCTACCGCTACGCTTGGGCGGTGCGGGCTTTTGAAATGGGCATTCCTGAGCGCCTTGCCATGGTCGGGTTGGGGCACAATTCCAGCGCGGTGCATCATGCCTATGCCAGCGGGGCGCGCCTGGTGGCACCTGCGCTGGAATAAATCACCACTTGCCCTCGGGGCATCCCCATGCCTCTAGAGCGCTTTTGAATGCCAGCACACAACCGCACTTTTGGCAGCGCTCAAACTTGGTGCCTCCACTTTCCAAGTGCGTGCAAGTGCGGCAAATCTCTAGGCGCCTTGCCTTTTCTTTTTTGCTCACGCGCTTGACGCCTTTTTTGAGTATTTGGCCGGCAGCATCTAGCAAGCTTTTGGCCATGGTCGCCATCGTGGGCTTTTCCTTGAAACTCAAGCCAGGGTTTTGCGCCGTGCGCTTAAAAACAAGCTTCTGAGGCCGTGCTTTAGGTTCGGTCGTCATATTGCCCGCTGCCACCCATGCGCCCCTCGTGCATGGTTTCCACATGGTCATTGATGGTTACAGTGCCGGTGGGCAAGCTGTAGGTGTTGCCGGCGGTCGTGTTGCTGCCGCTTACCTTTAATTGACTGTCCAGCACGCCCACGCCTTGGATGGCGCCAGTCGTCAAGCTTGGCATGGTGGCGGTGTCTTCGACGCCGGTGCTTTCGGTGCCGTCCGTGTCCACGCTGGTCACCTTATAGTCGTATTCCATACCGGCACCGCTTTGGCTGAAATTTGCAACGTAATCGGTGAGCGTAAACGTTGAGCTGCCGCCGTCATAAATTAAAACATAAGCGCCGGTGCCAGTTTTGCGCCTGACCCTGTAACCGGCAGCGCCGGCGCTCGTCCACGACAAGTTGACGTAAGACAATTGCGGGCTTGCGGTAAAACTCGATGGGTCGGTGACTGGCATTAGGGCGTAAAGGGCACTTCAACAAATGCCTGAATGTCGGTTGCTGAAATAAACCGGTGACTTTCAGCGGCAAGCGCAGTGTTTTGGTTAAACGTGTCAACGTAATCGCTTGTTGGCACGGTTGTGCTCTCCAAAATGCCGCCGGTTGTGGTCACACATTCGCAAGAATACTTGCCCGCGTTCGGGCTGGCTACCTCATCCCATGTTTGATAGCTTGCGGATTCATTAAAAGGCGCGTGATAGTAATCATCTTCATCGCCATTGGCTGGGCTTGATGGCGTGTCATCGCGCCCTTGGCCTTGAGCGACCGCCGTGCGCACCGTTGCCACGGTTTGCTCGCCATCCACTGCACCAAATCCTAGCGCGGTGTCAGTGTCGACCAAAGTGCGCAAATCATCCGGCAAAGAGTTGAGCGCTTCATCGGTCAATCGAAAGCGGTAATGCAAATCCGTGCGCTGACAAAACACCACGCAATTGCCATTGGTATCCGCGCCCAAACGGCAGCGCTTAAATGCTACGCCGGCGCTGGTCCCTGAATCCCTCCAGTCGGCGTCAAATGTGGTCAAGGTCCAGCTTGGGTTGACGCTGTAATTTTCAAGCCAAATCGGGCTTGATGCGCAATCCACATTTTCAACCGTGTGCCCTGGCGTCACAAAAGAGTTGCTTTCATATTGGTAATTCTTGAATTGAAAGCTTACCGGCAAATAGAGGCGCGCACGGGTCAACAAATTAACCGCACGCGCCAATTGGTTGAAGTGGTCGGCATAGGTCAACATGGAAGGTTGCGGCCCAAAGCCGCGCACCTCATCACTGCGCACCGTGTCCGGCAATGCGCGGTAGTGCTGCTTGCCGTTGGCCGAATACATTAATTGCTCAAAGGTCCAATCATAAAGCCGCTTGTGATAACATGCGTTGCCAAAACAATCCTCACCGTTGGTGTTGCCAGTGTCGTCAAAGGTGCGTTGCGTGTTGGTGGATGCTGAATCAACAAATCCCTCGCAAATGGCGCGCAAAATGGATTCCATCCAGGTGAGCTCGTCGGTTTTGGCTAAGGTATCGGTGGTGTCGTAATCCGCATTGCTGTCCTCATACACGTAAGGAATCAGCCGCGTAAAATAAAAGCGCGGCATGCAGGAGCCATTGATTTCGCTTGTGCTCCAGCCGGTAGAGGCTTCCGCATCTGGCGCCATGTCGCCAATCCGCTGGCCGCATATGCTTGCGCCGCCATCAATAAAGGTGCGCAGATAATCAATGATGGTGTTTTCGTCGGTGCGGTATCCTTTGTGGGTTGCCGTGCCAACGTCTGCGTTTGCGTATGCAGTGCGCGCGCTGGCGGTGTCTGCAAAATTTCCTGTTGGCGCATCCTCATTATGTGAAAGGCGCCGGTCTAATTCAACGCGCACCTGGTTGTTGCCGGCATCGCGCACGCTAGTGATTTTGTAGTCGGGGACGTAGACCTTGCACGATTTGTAGTGTCCATTGGTGCCATAACAATCGGTCTCATCAGAATCCACACAATTTTCATAATTGGCTTGGCTTATTAGATGGGCGCCTTGGGTGCCTGGTTGCGCTTCCGTCAAGGGCACCGCGTGGGTGTTAAGCAGGTAACGGTAGCCGGTCGGGTTCTCGCTTCGCTGCAAATACTTGCCGGGGTAGGGCGTGACGTGTGGAAGGATTTCCGGCGCTTTTGGAGCGCCAGCGCCGGCAATGTCGGTCCATTCCTTAGAAAACATGGCGCACCGGTCATGACCCCAACCAATCACATCACTGTAGCCGCTTGGCTTGTAGGCGCTCGATTCGCTGTCTTGGTAGCCAATGCTTTGCATAAACATGCTCCACTGGTTGGAATAACCAGCCTCGGACGCGTTCTCGCGAATCAACTCGTATTCAAGCACGCTTTCAGTGCCTGCCGTTTTGGTATACGTGTCGACGCTATGAACGCCTGTAAATTGCGCACCAGCGGCCACCGTGGCGCCGTTGTATGTGATGCTTGTGCCGCCGCTTACCGTGTAGACAATGCCAGCCTTAATCGCGCCGCTTGCAATGGCGCTTTGGCTGGGCGCAATGCCCTCAAACTGGTCGGCATAGGAAAGACCAAAGGCGCGCCGGTTAAAATAAAGCACGCTTTTGCCGCCGCTTACCTCATAACCAACCAAGCCATGCCGGTCGACCATCCGCAAGCGTTTGCGCACTTGCTCGGCAACTGTGCGATAAATGGGGTTGGCATTGATTGCGGTCGTGTCATCCTGAATGTCTGAGCGGTTGCCGTTATAAATCATGCCGTGGCGAAGGTAAGCATCGCTTATATCTTTCGGCGTGCTGGTGTCCTTGCCTTCGGCGTCATAGGTGACATTGGAAGCGCTGCCGCATCGCAAGACAAGGTAAGCGTCTTCGTTTTCGGGCTTGTATTCTAAGAGCTCGGCAATCTCCACGTAACACTCATCACTTGCACCCATGGCGGTGATATTTTTGACGCGCACAGTGCCGCCTGCTGGCGCAGTAAACCAAGCGCTCTTTGAAT